TGAATCAACTAAAAATAAAAGACAAATACTCAAAAATCGCAGACAATTTAAGTTTTGAGCAAAAAATAATGGGAAGCTTTGCGACAGACCTTCAAAAGTCTCAAAATAAATATTTAACATCAATGAATAAAGCTAATGAGGCATTAGCTCTTTCCGGGGCTCAAGCTGATGACGCGTTAAGATCCGATATTCAGGCGAAATTAAAAACTGGACAGTATTCAGATATTGAACTGGAATTAAAGAAGAAACTTTTCGGAGATTCTACTGGAGAGAAGACGGATCAAGATGTAACTAACGCAATGGCAAGCAAGAGTGGTAAAGAGTTGATAGCTATTTTAGAGGAAATCAAAGACAAAAATACGAAAAATGAATCGATACAAAAATTAATCAATGAACTCATTGATAGTTCCATTGTTAAACAAAAAAATGCACTAGAAATTGCTAATAAAATATTCACAAATACAGAAGGCCAAGCCAAAAAAGAGAAGGTCATAAATGATATCCTCGCAAAAAGAAAACAATATATTGACGACATTAATCGTGGCGTCAAAAAATATTCAGATGACCTCAAAGCAGATCAAACTGTTGAAGATTTTGAGGATAAATTAGCGAAATCACAAAGACTTACTGCTTTTGGTCCTGGCTATAAGAGCGGCAGGGAGCGAGAGAATTTTCAAATGCGAGAAAAGGAAATCGACCTGGAGAAAAAATTAAATAAAATAAGAGGCACTCGGTCAGCCGATATACTTAAGCTTGATTCTCAAAAAGAAATTGCTGGAAGGGAGTTGGATGTAATTAATACAAGTATGCTAAAATTAGGGGCACAATTGGATCCGTTTTCAATGGAGTATATAGGGGGAAGCGGTAAGGATTTATCCAATGAAATAGCTCAATACGAAACCCTCAAAAAATCAGCCAAAGAAAGACAAAAAGTAATCGATGATCATGAAGGTTCTGTACAAAGAATAAAGAACACGACGGAAGCCCAAATAACTGTGGAGCAAAAACTCTTAGAGGAAGAGAAAAAAAGATTAAAACTTAAGAGGGAATACGAAACCGGACCTGGCGCAATGCGTAATGGAGCTCGCGATGCTCAAAAAAGAATTGTCGAACAAGCCGAAACAATGGAGTTTAAACTTGGTGGTGAATTAACAAATCAATTTAGAAACGGCCTTGTTGACGGTATGCAAGCAGCAATAAATAAAGCCGATGACTTGAGCGATGTTATGAATAATATTGCAATGAATTTTCTTGGAGCAATTCAACAAGCTTATCTTGGTAAAGCCGCCGATGCAATCGTTGGAGCTTTACCGTTTTCTAGCGGAGGAGGAGTAAGAAAATATTCTAAAGGAGGCGGAGTTCCTGCAATGGTAACTAATGGCGAATATGTAATGGGTCGCGACGCTGTGAAGAAATACGGTGGCGGATTTATGCATAGATTAAACGCAGGCGGAAAACTTCCAGGTTATTCAACTGGAGGTAAGCCAGACGAGCCTCAGCCAGGATCCGCTCTTGCTGCAAACTTTGGAGGAGGAGAAGGTTACAACACAGGAAGAAGATATCAATCTCAAGCAATGTCTGGGTTTTTCTATAGCGGACAATCTGGAAACCTAGGACTTCAAGAGGATACTCAATATACAAAAGGAATCATTCAAGAAAGAATGAGAAAAGAGGCTGAGAAAAAAGCCAAAAAAAGAGCTTTAATGCAAATGATCGTAGGTACCGCTTTAAGCGTTGGGATTGGATCTCTTGCAAGTGCAGCTATTGGAGGTGGGGGGCTAACTGCTGATGCAAAAGCAGATGGCTACACCAATGCGACTCCAGCAGGTGTGAAATCTGCGACGCAAGGCAGCATGAAATACAGCCTTTTGCCTGGCGCTGATGCTACCGGGTTTGATAACGTACAAAGCACAAGAAGCTTTAATCCTTTTAAGGTTTTTGGTTCAGGGTCAAGCGTAAACGATAGACAATTCGGATCAAATAATTACGATTACGGTTCTCTTGTGGGAGAGCAGTACTCCTCTGCATACAGAACTGCTTATAGGGGAGGAAAAATTAATGGTTATGCCGACGGCGGCCACATAGCTGGCAAGTCTGGCATCGATCAAATTCCCGCAATGCTCAGCGAAGGAGAATATGTAATTCGAGCAAGTAGCGCTCGACAACTTGGCAAGCCAATGCTCGACCGAATAAATGCAGGAAAATTTAATGATGGTGGAGCAGTGACCCCCTTAACAGAAAACTCAGAAACTGGAACTTCTGGCGGAAATACAAATAATATTAATATAACGGTTAATATGGACAAGGGAAGTGGGAAATCAGAGAAAAAGGATGATAAAGCAGGAGCCAATCCAAAAGACTCGTCAGAAGATCAAGAAAAAAGCACGCAGTTGGCGGAAAAAGTAAAACAACAAGTTATTTCTGTGATAATGGACGAGCAGCGACCAGGAGGCTTGTTGAGTGACTGATCATGACTTTCTCAAATTATGAACAAACTATAGTTGTAAACAATACCGCTCTTTCTGGAGTAGTAAATGTTAATGGAAGTTACGGAATAACAGAAAAGCCAATCAAGGTTGCTGGTGTAGGATTTATAGATGCTTTCGTTAACGCTCCGCTGGAAGGTAATTTTTCGATTTCAAGAAAAATGGTGAGCAGGGATCCTATACTGGATCTGAATGTAGTCGGGCAGTACGCTTACGACGAAAATGAAATAAGTGGATCAATCTTATACGACAATAACACGAAAGGTTTTGGGTTTACAAAAGGAAGAATTACTCGTTATTCAGTCAACTGTACAGTGGGCGATCTTCCTGATATTGAAACTGATATCACTGTATTTGGGGATCTAGGAAGCGGAATATTAATTCAAGAAGCTACCAAGCCTCATCCACCTATACAATTTACTGACCAGGCCAGTATTTCAATAAACGTAAGCGATTTTTCAACAGACGCAGTAACAGATTTCAGCTTTAGTCGAGCTTTAAATTTGCAACCAATGTATGCAATTCCAAAAGGCACCGAAGCCGAATGGTATGCCGACAGCAAAACCACTTACGAAAATCATGATCCAATACAAATCGATACAATTTATCCAATCGAAACGGATATTAATTTTACAATGATTGTAAATGAATACGAAGTAAGACAAACCAAAGATCGTCTCAGAGCGGCTCCAGAAAGCGATGTCGTTATTCAAATAAAAGATTCTAAAACAAAAGAAGTTATTAATGCTTTTACTGGCGTTAAGGCTAGATTAATAAGCGAATCTATAACATCCTCGGTCGAAGGAGAAATGAGTATATCTTTAACTTATAAATCATATGAGACCCTTCATAATCCAGTAATATGAGCAAGCCTTTTTTAAGATTTGAAGATGGTAAGATTTCTTTGGGGGGCAAGGATCTAATGGTTCAGTCTGCTAATTTATCAATAACCCCAACTCTAGAACCAGAAAGAGTATACGGAGACCTTGATCTCTCGATAGTCGGAGCAAAAACCGAGTTTGTTAATTTTGCAGCTACCGCAGGTCTTCGCGGCAAGCTTGATATTTCTTTTGTAATTACTGCTGAATTTTTTAAACAAAATAATATTATTAATTCTATTGATAGATTGTTTGAAATAAAAGACGGTATGAGTGAAAATCCTATTGATGGAAATATAGTTGGTCGTTATTTATTTGATAATATGTATTTAACTAATTTTAGTTTTAGTATAGCTCCTTTTCAAGTTATACAAGCTAATGCAAGTTATGATATATATGGTACAATATTAAAAACAGTAGATAGAAGGTTTCAAGAATTAAATATTGATCCTGCTCACGGACTTAAATCATTTGGAGAAATAAAAGCAAGCAATACAAATATGGACACCGCAAATAAAAAACAATTTGAGGTATCTAAATTAAATTATAATATAATAGTGGGAAGGAAGGTACATAATCATATAAAAGACGGCGAACATACCTCTATTAATACAACCGCGAATGGAGTGGTTCCTACTCGCGTATCAATTGAAAATATTGAAGCCGAGATGAATATAGAATCAAACGATATGGTAAGAAATTTAAATCCAGACGGAAATTATCAATCAGGAACAACTCCCGAAGGCTTAAGCGACTCTACTATACAGGCTTTTTTGTACAGCTTGCAGGGAGAAAAGATCGCTAATTTCTCTTGTTCTGGAAGGATACACGGTCAGTCAATTTCAATATCAGAGGGCTCGCATGCGATGGGCTCAGTGTCTGTAAAGCAGATAATTAAATAATCATGACAATCTCCGCTCCAGCCTCGGACGCTTCTGAAGGAAGAATGGGAAACCTTGTTAATTATAGCGGGGTTTTTCAAACAGGGCAAAATTACGAACAATTTGATTTTGTTTATGCTACGGGTGATGGATTGTATTATTACGCAAAGCAAAATATGGTTTTCGGCGGCGGAGTCTCTGTCTCAGACGATCAAAGATTTACATTGCTTCCTCACGAGGTAGCAGCTAATTCTCATTATATTATTGATGAGTTTAATAGGCCCGACGATCTAAACGCAACATTTAGCCCTGGAAATATAATAAATATAGCTGGGTCTACTGGGTCTAGCGATGGAACTTATTCTATATTAAATATAGAAAAAAATTATACAAGTACCACCGTTCAAGGTTTAACTGGTGCAGCAATAAAAATAAAAGGGACATCTGAGACTAGTTTTATAGAAAATTACGAACCTTCGTCTGCTAATGTTCTAACAATCTCAACAATCAATGCGTATCCTGAATCTAATCCAGATTTGTGGACAAGCGATAAGTTTTTTTACGACGCAGATTATGGATCAACAGTTAATTTTAAGGCAAATAATATAAAGCATGAGTATGGTAATGGTTATTATATTCTGCAGCCAAAAGGCATAAATGCATTAACGTTTGAGGTTAATTTAAAATTCGACAACAGAACAAATAAAGAAGCTAATTCTATAATACATTTTGTAGAAAACCATTTGGGGCAATTAGAGGTTGACGCCTCCTCTCCTAATCTTAAATATAAACAAGGAATATCAGGGTTTCGATGGGACGGAAACGCGATGTTTAATCCTTATCGATCGACAGAAAATGAAGCTAAGACTTTTTATTGCTCAGAATTTAATCATGCTTTAAGTTTTGAGAACAGCAATAATATAAGTTTAAAGCTCAGAAACTTGGATACTTCTTCATTGAGGAAATCCGAGCAGTTGTTCATAAGGAAAGCAGAAACGTTTGACCCGACAATGGTTTACGAAAAAAATGATGTAGCTTTTTATACTGGAAACCATTCATACTATTATTGGCACAGCGATTCAAGTACCAGTAATAAAGTTCCTTCTGAGATAACTACGGGTTTTAATGGCAGGCTTGATTACAAGAAAGATTTACATACAGGTTACTGGACTCGCGATTTCTTTTGGAAGCCATCTTTAGGACTAAGCGTTGATCAAAAGCCAAGAATGAACGAAATAGAACTAGGAGGATACCTTCAGATTTATAACGACGGCATAAATGAAAGCCTTTTAAATTTGGACTTACAGTTCAACAATAGAGATGATGAGGAAGCTTACGCTATACTTCATTTCCTTGAGCAAAGACTAGGGTACAAACCTTTTAATTTTACGCCTCCCGCCCCATACAATAGAAAGCAAAACTTTGTGTGTCAGGAGTGGAGCCACACTTATAATTACAAAAATAATCATAGCATATCTGCTCGATTCGAGCAGTTTCCATTTAATATAGATGAGCAGGATTTTACCAATTTAGACACTCCTCCAGAATTGGCAGAGGGAGAATTGATATTCACCTCTCCGTTGTCGTTTTCGATCAAGGACCAAGGAGAACAAATAATTCCCGGAGAAAAAGGAAAGGGCAGGGTTAAATTGATGAATATAGGAGATAAGCCCTTGACGTTAATTAGTGCAGAAGCGATAGAGAGAGACATTGGGACTTTTTCTATTATAGGGCAGGGCGGAGGCGCAAACGTTCCTTTTGTTGGCGAAGGCCTTGATAGAGAAGATTACATATATAGCCTTCCGTCTGCCGGTTTTCCTTTTGGTCTAAACGGCAAAACAATAAAACTAAGCAAGTCTTATACACCTGGCGTTAGTGACGGCGGGCAGATGTTTACGGTGGTCACGGGTTCCCCTGGTAACTACAGATCCGAAATAGTTAATTCAGTTCCAAACACTTTTTTTCAAAACAACAGAGGACAAATAAAATCCGGAGTAAATGAGCCGTTTAATACTGCATACAGGGAGTGCGGTAAATTTGCGATTGAGAATTTCTTTATCAATAATCAAAAGACCACAATCGAGGCAGGAGAGGAAGGCTATATTGATATTGAGTTTTATGGAATAAATAACTCGGACGTAAATGTTTCGTTGATCGATGGATTTACAGACGAGATAATAGACAATAATTCAGACGTTATTCTTGTTGGTCTTGTAAATAAATACTATTTTGGAGATTTATATATAAGAAGCTCTGCTTCAAGCGATCTTCAACAAGGTGAGTTGAAAATATTCGTCGCAGCAGAAAAATAATTATGGCAAAATCAGAATCAAATTTTAATAAGCAATTAATTTCAATCACTCCCGATTCGGTCGTGGATATGTACGAAATCGATTTTAGCAATCTTCAGTCAAACTTTGAAATGCTTAAGGATTTACACGGAGTTAATCTGGGCGCAGATGCTATATATAGGTTTTGCCCCATGAAGAATTCAAGCAACCCTGTTTATTGGCAGGGGAATGCCTATCAACCTTTACCTGTAAAAATGGAGGGTTTTGAGAGTCAGTCAGACGGAAGGCTTCCAAGGCCAACAATTTCAATAGCTAACCCCGAGGGGCTTTTATCTAAAATTATTAGATCTAATAAAGATTTCGCCAATTGCAAGGTTACCAGGAAGAGAACTTTTGTTAAATTTCTTGATGATGAAAACTTTCAAAATAGGAATTTAAACGAATCAGGAAAGAATCCTTTTGGCGAATCCGATCCAAACTCACACTTTCCTGATGATATATTTTTTATAAACAAGAAAACAATAGAAAACAAAAATGTAATTACTTTTGAACTTGTGTCTTCATTAGAGCTTCAAGGATCAAGTGTTCCAGCAAGAATAGTAATGCCGTCTCACTGCTCTTGGATGTATAGATGCTCTATTGGTTGTGGGTACAAAGGCCTAGCTATAGAAGATAGCGAAGGCAGAGATCTAACTCAGAAATATGCCCATAACAATTACGGCAATGGATTAGACGATATTCCCAAGTGGAGCAAGCATGGGTTTTTGGATAACGAGCTAGTTCCTGGCGGATACGACTCTGGCTCATTGGTTAAAATAATTCCACAAAGCTCGGCTGACCCTTATAAATCTACGCCCGTTGTTTTTTTATGTATAAAAACCCACGCTATTGCATCCGATCATATACCGTTTTTTGACAATAATCACTGGGTAAAAGACGAATGTCAGAAAACAATAGACTCTTGCAAGAAAAGATTCTCTGAGTCTCATTTGGATTCTTTGGGCGGGTCTAGGAATATCACCGATTATAACAAAATAAACATAACTCATAAAGGATTAAGGTTTGGAGGTTTCCCGGGCACAGAAAGATATCCAGCTGCATAAAACTATACTCGAACAGGTTAAGACTTATTGCTTGCGGTCTTTAACTGAGGAGAGTTGCGGATTGATCGTTGAGTCTACTTCAGGCCTAAAGGTTTTGCCTTGCAAAAACGAAAGCCCTTTTCCTGAGCATCATTTTATGATTAATTTAAATATTTTTATAGAAAATAAAGTTTTATATGTTTATCATTCTCATGTGAATTGCTCAGTAAATCCATCTATTACAGATAAGTTATATTCTGATGAATTATGTATCCCGTTTTTGATCTATAGCATTAGGGATGATGAATTTGGTATATATGGCAATATAAGTGTATAGTTATTTAAGGTTTAAGGTTAAATGAAAACAGTATATTTATATGGAAAGCTTGGAAAGCGCTTTGGTAGAAAGTGGACCTTGAACGCGGACTCAGCTGTGGAGGTTTTTGCCGCTATAGATGCTAATAAAGAGGGGTTTCTTGAGTATCTTGCCAAAAGTCAATCGGGCGGTATTGATTATGCTGTTTTAAATAAATCTCCGACCGATATTTCATCAAAAAAAGAATTAAAAAACCATATGATCTCCGAGTCTATGGTTGAGATAAGGGACAAGAAGCAAGAAATGCATATTGTTCCTGCGCCACAAGGCAATGCGGCAGTTATAATGTCAGTTTTATTTGTTGGCGGCAAAGTTGCGGGCGGATTAACTCTTGTTGGTAAAATAGTTGTAGCCGTTGCTGTGTCTTTTGTTGTTGGGGCGATAATGAAAGCGTTATTTAAGCCACCCGAAAGAAAAACCCCTACAACAACAAAATCTTATTTGCTCAAGGGAATAGCTAATAGGCAAAGTCAAGGCGTTGCAGTACCTTTAGGTTATGGAAGATTAAAAATAGGTTCAACAAATATATCTCAACACAAACTCTCAAAAAGAAAAAACGTCCCAGGAAAGCCTCATGTTTTAGAGTCTTATACCGAGATAGAGTTTTTGGATTTATTGAGTGAAGGTCCGATAGCTGGACTTTGTGATCAAAATGGGAACTTAATAAACCTTAGTCGTTCTGGCATTATTGAGAGACTAGTGCAGAAGGTCTTGGGTTACGACCTTCGGGAGGGTATTTTTTTAAACAATGTGCCTGTTGTGAATACCCCAATAAGCGAAGCCGAGACTGGAACTGCGAATTATATACTCAATGAAAATGGCGAGGCTCCTGTGATCAAAACAGGAGAAGAAAAAGACACTTTGATTATTTCAGATTTTAATTGTTTTGTTGTTGATCATTCCGTGTTGTTATATGGAGCCGGACCCTACACAAAAAACGAGGGGGGAGCCGAGCATAGGCCTGATGTAGAAAGCGCAAAGAAAAACGGAGCCAAAATAGCAGCTCATTTTGTGGCAAACAAAAACGTTAACAAAATTCGAATTGAAATGAACACAACTTTGTCGATACAGAACGATGACGGTAGTAATCAGGAAAACAATGTTCAATTTGCAATATTAATGGAAAAGGACTATGTCGAACACAATGTCTTATCTCCAAGTTCTGGTTGTATCGTTAAGTTTGATGATTCATTGAACGGAGCCGTAACCACCGACGAAAGCAATAGGTTTATTGTTACAGGCCTCTGCACTTCGATGTATGCTTTTGATGTTATTATTGAATTTGATCGCCCAAAAATAAGCTCTAAAGGTATAACTTTTAAATTAATAAAGTTAAGTAATGAATATGATCCCTCGGTAAAAGGAGCGTTAGGGGGAATAGGTAGAGACAGAAGTTTAAAGTTATCTTCCGTTGCTGAATACGTAGAAGAGCCTTTGCTTTATCCTTATAGCGCCATCGTCAAACTCAAATTTGACAGTAAGAATTTTTCAAATTTACCCGATAGGTCTTATCATGCGAAGTTAAAGAAAGTTTTAATTCCTTCGAATTATGATCCAATCTCAAAGCATTATGACGGGCCTTGGGATGGATTGTTTAAGGGGCAGCCGGATTCTCTTTCGTCCATACATTCTGTAACCGATGAAGACAAGTATTGGACGGATAATCCTGCTTGGGTTTTTTATGATTTATTATCTAATGCTAGATATGGGGTTGGGAAGTACGGTCTATATGAAGAATATATCGATCGATGGCAGCTGTATAGAATATCAAAATACTGCGACGAATTGGTTAGAACCGATTACGAAATAGAAACCTCTTCTGGTTCTCCTATAAATTTTAACTCGGTGGTTGAGCCGAATAGCAAACTAGACTCTTTTAGCATAACTATAGACCAAGCATCATATAGCTCCGATAATTTTATCAAAGATTTTGGAACGGGAAACCAATTCAAAGGGAAAAAGATAGCTTTTTTTATTCCATCAAGAAACCAGGATATCTCGGCTTTGACGGGAACAAATAAAAGCGAAGCCATACAGCAATTGCGATCAAGAGCTACTCAGTTATCTGGCGAAATCAAAATAGAACAGAGAGACATTATATCAAGCAATCCAAATAAAAGTGGGGGAGGCACTGTCATTGTCTCG